TAATGTAACTGAATTTGTTTCTCCAGCATCGTTTGATTCTGATGCAGTAAGTTCTCCAGAGTCTACATTGATATCTGAAACATATGCACCAGATGTTTTTGTTCCTAGAGTTACAGCATTATTTGCAATTGCATCTGTGTCTACTGCATTATCAGCTAACTCACTAGCACCAACCGCGTTTGCAGCTATTTCTGAACTTCCAATTGTATTCGCTGCAATATTACCACCGACAATTGTGTTATCAGCAATCATTGAACTTACGATTGCATCATTACCTATTACTAAATCTAAAGTACCATCTGAGTCTTGATATGTAACAGTAATACCTGTTTCAGTATTAGAACTGAACATTGCACCAACAATATCTTCTACTTCTTCTTGAGTTTTACCAGATGAACTAATTGTTAAAGTGTTTGCAGCGTCATCATATGACAATGACATATTAGTGCCTGCTACTAATACTCCATTTACAGTATCTTGTATTTGTTCTGTAAGGTCTATGTTTGCAGTACCATCAAATGATACTCCATGAATTGTTCTTGCATTTTGTAATGCAGTTGCAGTTGCAGCGTTACCTGTTGTATCTGCTGTACCTGTTGCAGAAATTACACCAGTACTAGAATTATATGCAATGGTTGAACCATCACCACTGATAAGTCCTCTAACACTTGTATTGAATCCAGATAAATCTGATGCAGTAATTTGTGAACCATTTACTTTTATTTGTCCACCACTTGTTAAATTTAAATTACCATTTACGAATACTTCGTTTGATGTACCACCAGTATTTAAGAAAATGTTTGAACCATCTGATTCTAATTGTATTCCATATCCACTTGAAGGTGCTGTAACAATACCAGTTGCATCTGAGTTAATAACAACTCCACCTGTAGTATCGTGATTGTAAATAGAACCAGCACCAGTCTTAGTCCATTGTGTTACTGCACCTTGAGTTGCACCAGCAACACCTTCGTATGAACCAGTAAATGATGTAATTCTTATAATGTCTGAGTTTGCAGCTGATGATTGCAAGGTAATACTTGTACCATTTGTTGCAGAATAATCTGTACCACTTCTAAGTAGTAATCCATTTTTATATACTAGTAGTCTATTAACAGAATACTGTAGTGTTTCACCAAAGTTATCTGTACCACTAAATGTTCTATTTGAACTTGAACCATCTGAACCATCGAATTCAAAATCTTGAAAAAAGAAATATTGGTCAATAATACTATTGACTGCATCTACTACTGAACCTTTTTGACTGGTTCTTAGCGAACCTATTCCACCAACCTCATCTACGAGACTGTTATAGGATTGTCTAAACTCTTCTAAAGTTTGATTATTACTTACATTCTTCGCCATTGCATTTTTCCAAAACTTGAGTCATCATTAATTTTAATTCTGACATTTCTAATTTTAATTGTTCTATTTCTCCATTTTTTGCTTGTATAAGAGTCCTTCTCTTTTTATATAAAGTATAAGCATCCTTATCAGTATTTATAACTGCTTTACTAAATTCATCTTTTACAAGATGTTTATGTCCTTCTACTTTTTTACGCAAGTGCTATACTCCTAAATGCTCTTATTGCACATGGTTCAACTGTTCTTTTACTTTGCATTACTACTTTAATTGCAAACCCTACAAACTCTTCTAAGTCTAGTGCATCATATTCGTATGACCTAAATTTACTTGAGTCTGCATCTGGTACATTTGTAGTTGCAAATTCTGTCCATCCTAGTTCTTCAAATGGAAGAGTAGAATCTGATTTTAATAATTTAAAGTATGTTCTTATCTGTCCATCTGCAATACCTGCTGGTCTAAATCCATCAAAGACAACTTTAAGTTGTGATGCTGGATTTTCTAATTGTACTAATCTTGTACAGTAGATAGCTGCATTGTTATCACCTTCTGGTTCTGTTGATGCAACTGTTCCTGTATTAGTTGCAGTAGTACCAGCATCAATTCTGTTCATAATAGTGTTTGCACCTATAGAACCGACATCAACTACTGGTGAAACAAAATCAGATGTTGATGTCATATCAAGTTCTAATTTAAATGATTTAACTCCAGACATATTATCAGTTTCGTTTACCTCTGATGCAACAATCCCAGAATTAAATAAGAAGTTATTGTCGTTAAGAACAATTACCTCACCAGCAGAATTTCTAGAATAACTATTATCATCACCATTTATTTGTCCTGTAGTTGTTCTAAATATTTCAGATGTTATTCCTGTTTTAGGATGTATGATATTAGGTACTAAAGTATGCAGTACATCGTAGTACATATTTTCTGTTGCAGTGACATCTTCACCACCACCTCTTGTAGATTCAACTGCACCTAACATAGTAGATGGTATAGACACATCAAATTCATATGAATCTATATCAAAAGATGCAATTTGATTTGTTGCATTAATTAAACTAATAGGTATTCCACCTAATGAATCTTCTACAGAGTTTACTGTAATTGTAACAAACTCATCTGAACCAGTACCACCAACTTGACTATTAGGAATTTGAAAAGTTTCATTAACTGCATATTGTGAGCCTGGATTGTTTAGTTTTACTGTACCAGATGTAATTTGATTTGTATCCGATAATGTTAAATTAAATGTTGCACTTTTACCATTTCCACTTGCAACTCCAGTTGCAGTATGTGTACCAGCTGTACCAGCAGCAGTTCCTGCTGGACTTCCTACTGTAAATGTTCTAATACTATTAGACCTATCACCTTTTACATTTGCAAGTATAACTTTGGAATCTGTATCATACATACCATGTGCTTGATGGAATACTTTTACTCTGTCTCTATCTGCACTACCGAAAACTTGAATTGGATTGTCTTTTAGTTTTTTAACTGGTACTGCATTATTTTCTAATACAACTTTACCAGATGATGAAGTAAACTTACATCTGTTAATATTGAATTTTAAATCTTGTAATTGTTCTGGTGTCCATGTTGAACTGTTTTGTGATTTAAATAATACACCAGCATATGGTTGTTTATCAATTGGTTCTTTTGTATGTACATCAAAATCACCCATTTCTGCAACCCATGTTAAATATGCATTTGAGTTTGATTCAAGTACAAAACAATATTCTGTTTGTGGATTTAAATAAACTGGTGCTGGAAAAGTAAACTTAGTAGGTGTTTGTGCATTTACACTAACATTAACTTCATTTGGATATAAAGTTTTTTCTGCAAGAGGTAATACTTTTTGAGTTGGTGAACCATTTAACATTTGTCTGATAGAACATGTCACTGGTAAACCACCACCATCTTTTGCACTAAAGAATACTTCGATTGAATTTATAAATACACCTTCTTCTTTTTCTATTAAGAATGATTGTGCAAGTGGGTCAACCCATCTTGTTGATGAGTTTGTTGTGACTAATTGTCCACCTCTTGCTTCGTTTACAGTTTCCTGTGTGACTCTACCATTTCTTGTAGATATAAATTCTGTTTGTTGAGATGTTAATGAACCATTTGCCATAAAGTTGGTAAATGCAGATGTAGTAGATAATTCACTATCTACTGTTGCAGTATCAGTAACCTTTAATGTTCTAATACCAGTTTCAAATCTAAGTGCATCTGTATTAGGTACAGTAAAGATTGCATTTAATTTACCTTGGTTATCTGTTTTTAATTGTGTTCCTTTTGTAGTTCCACCATTTACACCATAAGTTGCAGATGAAGGAGTACAGTGTGCATTTACTTGAACATTATCAAAAAATACATTCAATGCAGTATTTGGTTTTAACAATTCACCAGATATAGTTATATCAATAGTTCTCATGAAGTTGATTGCAGATACACCTACAACTCTATCTGCTCTTGTTTCTACAATATCTTCAACAACATTTGTGATTATACCTGTTCTTGTATCCTGTGTAGGAATAGTTCTTGTTACTGTAGTACGAACACCTCTTCTTCCTCTTCCTCTTCTTCTGAATCTTCTTCTTCGTCCTCTTCTCATTTCTGGTTCTGCTTCAAAGTCACCACGAGCTATACCAGAAAATCTTCTTGTCTCAATTACTTCATCTGATTGTCTTGTAATTATTGGAGTTCCTGCCCATGTTTGTTGCCAGTCATTCCATACTGTTCCTACTTCTACACCAGCTAATATTGCGTCAAAATTACCTTCTTGAGAACTTATAATATTTGGTAATTGTTCCATGTCATGCCAAACATCTTTGTCTGGACTTAATTCTAATCTACCTACAAAGTTTGCAACATCATATGGGTTTACATTAACTTGTTTAGATGCTTTTGTAGATGTGATATGTGCTTCTTCTGTAAATGGTAATGTAAGTAAATCACCACTTCTAGTTATTGTCGATGATAAACCACTATTATAACTTAAATCAAAATAATTTGTTCTGTGTGCTGGACGACATACTCCATTTTTCTGGTCTATTGATACACCATAATCTGGATGAAATACATCTCCGACTCCATGACCTTTGAATGCATCGACAACAAAACCAGATTTAAATCTATCAAATCCATCATCATCTAAAACTTGTAATGTTTCAGTCTTTTCTTCTAACATAGAAAGTGAGACTGCTGTTTCTAATTGTGTTAGTCTTCGTTGTATACCATCTAAATCTCTCATGGTATATCTTCTATGATGTATTAGTTTAGTTTGTACTTCTCCTACATCTGGAGTAAATGCTGGTATGAATACTTCTGCAATCTCAATTGCATTATCAACCTTTGCACCTTTTACTGGATTTTCAGATGGTTCACCTGTGACAACTATAAACTCACCCTGTGAAGATAAAAATATTCTATCTCTTCTTGGTAAATAATATTCGTAATCTATTGTTATATTTGAACCTATTTTTGCAAGGTCTGGTGCATATCCATCTCCATCAAAACCTGTTTGATTATAATCAAATGGTTTTACAGATATAACAGAAGAGATATCCTGTGCAGTTGACACATCATGGTCTGGATTATCTGTGACTAATTTACCTGCTACTGGTCTATAGTCAATTGAGTCTGCAAGGTTAAACACACCATCTTCATCAAGAGATGCAGATGGGTCAAATCTATCTGATTCATAAACTGGTATTTCTTCTGGTGATAAGTCTGGATAAGATGCAACACCTGTAAAGTTATTTCCAGAATTATGTGTAAAGTAATCAAATACAATCATGATTGGATTTTGTGGTGCAGCACCAGATTCTTTTCTAGTAATTTTACTTAAACCATAAAAACCATCTCTTTGACCATCATCAAATATATAACTACTTGTAATATTTTTTGAACCTTTTGTGACATTTGCAATTGTTCCAGATTTAGATGTTCCATCTACGAATGTTATTCCTTCACCACTTTGGAATAGTGGAGAGTTTTCTACATAGTAAAAGAAGTTTGATGTTCCATCGTTATCAATTAAAACACCTCTTGCACCAGAGACAACTCCTACGATTTCTGTTCCAGCAGTACTTAATGTATTTCCACCAGCATCTGGTGTATATGTAAATGATGGTGGTAAAGGTGTAGTCACAAAATCTGATGCAGAAGAACCACCTGTAGGATTAAGTGCATCACCACCTTCATAGATTCCTCTTATTGCATACACATCTGCAACACCCAATGATATATCTTTATCTTGGAAACCAATTCCATAATTATTTGACACACTTGCAGAGTTTACTGTTATACATGCACCTTGTACAAAGTTTTTTACATTTATGGTTGGTGTTGCTCTTTGTAAAGTTGCAATAACTTTACATACACCAGAAACACTTCCTACATTAATTACTACTGAATTTGTTCCAGCTCCATTGACAAATCCTACTCCACCTGTATTATTTAAAGCTAATTTACTTCCATCTGGTAATGCAACATGATAATCATCTTCTGAAAATGCAACAAATGTACCATCTGATGCAGACATAGTGACTGTATTACTAGCAACTGTAATATTTTTTTGTCTTCTAATTATTTCTGTTTCAACTTGTGAAATATCCTTAATACCTTGATTTGGTAAACCAGAGATTGCAACTGTTTGGTCTGGTCTTTGAAACTTTGCTCTTTGTCTTATTATGTTTCCTGTTATAACTTCTGCTGTACTACTAATATCAGAAACAGTTATAGAAGTATTACTACTGATTCCTGTCACTGTAGTAGTATCACCATTAGGTAATAAAAGTTTATCTCCTACTACAAGTTCTGATAAGAACCTTGATGCTGAACCTGTGATGGTATCTGGATTAGATGTTTCGGTATCTGATGTGACACTTGCACTTCCTGTTAAAAAGAAGTTATCTTCTAAAACTACATCTGCACCAAATACAGCCTGGTCACCAGTTCCCCTGTCTTGATGTAATCTTTTGATTTCACCAGAGTCATATATTCTAAGTGAGTCAGTTGCTTTTGTTTTACTACTATCGTTAAATACTTGTACAGTTTCGTTTGCTTGGAATGTACCTACAACACTATGTAATAACATAGTTGAGGAACTGCTTGAATCTGTTGCAGTAATACCTGTTGCACCAGAAGATTGTCCTTTTACTTTTATACCTTGAACAAATCCAGAACCAAAATTACCAGATGCACCAAGTTTAGTAAACATTGTTATATCAAATAGATATACTTCGTCATCGGTTGAATCTGCATTACCTTCGTATGCTCTTACTCTTGCAAAACCTATTTGTTGTCCACCACCAGTTCCATTACCAGAAGAACCTAATGCAGTATCATAAAGATTTATTGTACTGTAAGAATTTACTGGATTTTCTTCATCTATATCTGGTAATCCAAAAGTATTATTAACTCTTAAAAAATTACCAATTCTAAATGGTGATGCAACATTATTTTTTGATAGTGTTGTTCTTGCTTTGTCAAATGTTAAAAATGTTGGAGTTTGTTTATCTACTTCAAAACCTCTTACATATGCTTTACCAGCAGATAATGTAGCTATGAATTTTTCTGAGTCTCCTCTTGGACTATCAGTAGATGTATAAACACCATTGTTTGATAAATCATTTAAATGTTCTCTGAATCCTAGAGTAAAAGGTTGTAATGTATAATCACCAGATTCATCAAATGTTCTTCGTGCAAGAGTTTCTTGTAGTCTGTTATATTCTGTTATTTCTTGTTTCTTAACAACTTCACCAGCAGACAATCTCATTAATTCTATAAAGTCTGTTGAGTCTGTTGCAGTTAATGATTTTTTTGCAAGAGTTAGTGTGATTGTAAGTCTATCTGCTCCTGGCGCATTTTCATTTGACGAACCAGCTGCATTATCTAATAGACTTGAATCTTCTGTATAAGTTGTAAGCGTTTCTGCAATATCTACACCAATCTTGTAGGATGGAGTATTAGAATATTTTTCTAGTATAATGGTTTGTGCAGGCACCTTGACAAACATACCTCTAGTGTATATAATACCTTCGGATATACTTGCAGAAGAACCAACCATTGACCCTACATCTGTAGAACCACTTATTGAAAAAACTTTAAATTGATTATTGGACGATGCAGAAGAATAACCACCAAGATTATTTGAATCTTGAGTTACCTCATCTAGTATTTCACCATCTTGAAATTCTGTGTAGAATGTAGAACCAACATTACCTGTTGCTTGATACTTAACATGAAGTGTTAATGGGTCATCTGTAGTTTTTTGACTTGTATTTACAACCTTACCTACAACTCCTGTTGTTTGTCCTTGGTAAAATTTACCTACAGATTCAGTACGAAAAGATTCAGTGGCTTGAACTCCACTTCCATTTGGATTTGTATCTTCAACCCTTACTCCAAAATATTGATTATCATAGTTAGTTCTTGCACCAAGGATGATTGCACCCTCTTTAAACATGTGAGAACCAAATCTTTCAATTTGATTTTGAAGTATTGATTGTAATTGTGTTAGTTCCCTAGCTTGTATAGCTGCAGATGGTTTGAAAAGGACACGATGAAAATTCTTGTCCTCTGCAAAGTCATCATAATAAGGACTAACATTAAGGTCTGTTTTCTGAGCCACTGTTAGTTATCCTACATTTCAATTATTAGTTTAATATCCTCAATCTGGTCAGCTGCCCTTGCAACTGCACCTCTGTTTTCTAAATAGACGATATCACCAGAGTTTCTTTGTACCTCTGGATATGAACCACTTACACCACCACTTGAGATTGTTCCTTTTGATGTCGAACCTACAAATATTGTATTAGTTGCACTAAAACTATTAAAGTTTCCTACTGAATCTTCAGCTGGTAAGTAGTATATAAATCTATTTGTTGAATCTACAGAAACAACTTTACCTACTGCTGTTCCAGATACAATTGAAGCTGCATTTGCAATAGTGTCATCAACTACTGGCATTGTTGCACCAGAGTCTAATGTAATTCTATTTAATGCACTCAATGTAGTTGCACTTGATAAAGTGTTACCACCAGCGTCTGTTGGATTTACTATCAATCCTATTTGTCTAAAATCGTTATCTGTTGGAAAATCACCAGAACCTTCTGCATACTCTAATCTTGAGTTTGCAATGACATAGTTTCCACCCAATTCTTCCACTGGGTCTGAACCATGTCCATTCTTAGGACTGATAATAATATCAAAAGCTGCACCTGTTCCTGTAGAACTTGTTGCAGTTTGAAGTAAACTGTTATCTATACTTGCAACTGAGTAACCAGAACCTACTGCATTTATTGCTACTGCTGTAATAGCATTAGAAGATACTGTCACTGTAAGTTGTCCACTTGAACCATCTCCACTGATTGCAACATTATAGTCTCCATCTGAACCATAACCAGAACCACCTGCTGTGACTCTTGCATGTTCGATAGTACCATCTACTGCACCATTCTCTACATCCCATTGTGCAGAGTTATCGTCATCAGCTGCAGTTCCTAGTCCACCAACATCTCCATCAACCGCTGCTTTTGCACCAATAGTTTTTACTGGTATAAAATCAGATGTTACAAATTTAATAACATCGGATGCAGAGATAGAGTACATGTATTTCCATTTGTATCCATCTGCTGTTGTTAAGATTGATGTTGAAGTACCTGTGGGCATTACTGTTGACTGAGCACCACCATTGTTTGAGATTACTTTATATACATTGTAATCACTGGTAACAACATAGAATGTTGATGCCCATAAGGTTGATGCACCACTACTTGCAGTGTTGCTTGAAGTATAATTATGACGATATTCGTCATATACTGTATTTCCTGTCCAGTCTCTTCGGATAATGGCATGACTTACATCTGTAGATGAAACTTTCTTCAAAGCAACCATATTTGCATATGCATCATACTCATCGTTTAGAGAGTCTACTGGAGTAGGCGGGTTGTTGTCGTCTGTCCAAGACAATGGTCTTCCAATAAACATATACATTGCATTACCAGATTCGGTTGCACTTTGTTTGAATTCCTTTGCATTGTGGAGACGAAATTTTTCGGTAATTATCGCTGCCATTTTATCCTTTCCTCTAAGTTAAAAATTAATACTAGTAAGTATTTATATGTATTTATACACCAGATTGTACAGAAGCTGGGTAATTTAATATCATTGTCCTACCTACATGTTCCTGTAAATCAGAAACACTTTCTTTTGGATATAAAGTACTTATATCACTAATTTTTACACCTTCATATGGTGCTTCTACAAGTACTCTACCTGCTTCATTCTCCATGAGAATGTCATCACCATTTTCCTGTGTTATTCTTTCCTCAAACTTAAGTGTTTGAGAGAAACCTATTCTTGCAAGGTCACCTAGTGTAGGGCCAAGTCTTTCGACTGGTTCACCAAATGATATTGCATTTTCTTGGATTATTCTACTACCATCTTCGTATACAAGTGTATCTTGTACTTCTGATTTTATAAAGTATGAACCCAAGTTATATGACCTTTCAGTCACAAATCTTTCATGTTTTTCTATATCTGTTGCATCTTCTAATGCAAGTCTATTACCATCTTCTAATGTTAGTTCTTCTGTTGCATCTACTGTCCATCTGTCACCAAAATATTGTTTCCCATCTGTGGTTAGATATGAATTATATTTTTCTGGTTCTGGTTCTGCCATTAAGAACCCATGGTCTATTTCTTCAATTAGATATGAACCATCTTCTGTTACAATAAATTCTTCATCTACATTTGCAACTGAATTAATTCTTTTTGCATCCGATGGAACTTTGTGTCTTTCTCTACCTGTTGCAAGATTATTAATTATAGAATCTCTATTTGCACTTTTAATTGTTTCACCCCAGTCTAGTCCACCCACATATGCAATCGTAGTTGCATTTGCACTACCTCTTAATCCTTGTTGATTTAAATCTTCTTTACTATCTGGTACAATAGTTAGTAATTTACCAGACTTAGTATTTGCACTTGCAAAAGTTTGTAGTATTGTAATGTTCTTTCTGTGTTGTCGTGTTTCACCATTATAAAATTCAGATGTTAAATGTGAAGCTGCATTTGGGTCGACACTTGTTGATGGTCTACTTGGAACTGATACTGGAGAGTTATGTCCTACATCGAACTTAACTATGTTCTCATGTACATGATGTTCTTCTACTACTGTTGCAGTAAAGTGTGTTGTGTTTCCTGCTTCATTTGTTACTGCACCAGTACTAAAACTTCCTAAGTTTGCACCAAACGAATCTGAACCAGACCAGACAATAATAAATTTATTGACTGTATCATGTTCCATAACACGACCTAGTTTATTATTGTTTTTTATGGTTTGACCTATTGACAATGCATTGTCTAAAGTGTTATAATAGATTCGGTGATGTGCATAGTGAGGATATATTTCTAATTCTTTTATAACTTGATGACCATGTGCAGTTACATTTGCACGAATAATTCTGTCATATAATCCTACATCGGATTCTACAATATCTTCTCCAACAATAAATGCTTGTCCAGAACCTTGGTCTGTTTTAACACTTGCATCTGCAACTGAATTAACAATTGCCTTTGCACCAGATGATGCACCAACAATACCATGAATAAATTCTATATCTGTATCTGACTGGTCTGTTTTCCAATCACCATGAGTTTCCATAAACAAACTAAAGACACCAGGCCTACCATCTTCTGATTGAAGTTGTTTCATTGCAGTGTGGTCTGGTCTGATTTGGTCAATAACTAATGTTGTAGAATTGCTTGAAATAACTCTACCTGTAATAGTTGCAATGTCTCCACTTGCAGTTTTAAATAAATTTTGTGATACTGTTTCTCCAACTGTAAATGTTGTTGAACCAGCTGGTGACATATCTGTTGTGCTGATTGTCAATGATAATCTGTCATCTGCAATAAATCTTTCTGTGACTGCAACCCCCTCTCCAGATTCTAGTATTATGTTTTGTTCTTCTGCATAGAATACATCTTCTTCTCCAGATGCAACTGTTCCTTCTTCTAAAATAATTTTTGCTGGGTCAATTTTAGAACCAATATAAAGTGTTGGAATAAATGACCTTGTAACTCTATCACCATCAAATCCTTCGGTATTAGAACCAGCACGATATGTTTCTGCACTACCATCTATCTTATTAGTGATTGCAACTTCACCAAAGAATATTGTTCCAGCTGGATTTAGTAATTGTTGAACTACTGAACGATAGTTGTTAATACTTTGACCAACTTTAATTACATATGAGAAGTCTTGATAGAACTTAGAGTCTTGAATTCTTTGTGCAGTTACAGATGGGAAACCCACATCACTTGTGTAGTTTCCATCTATTTTAGATGTTGAATCATTTTTTGCACTAACTGTTGCTGGATTTCCTTCTAATATGCTAAAAGTTTTTCCATCGGATACTGTAACATGTTCTCCTATTTTAAAGAATCCTGTAATGTTTTCTAATGAAATAACTCCAGTATCACCATTAAATGATTTTATTGTTGCAGTTGCATTACTGATACTACCAGTAACAGTTGCACCAGCAACTGGGTTTGCACTTATTCTACCTATTATAAAGTGGTGACTAAAGTCTGGAATACCTTGTGATTTATCAAAATGATTTCCAGATTCTATAACTCTTAACTTTCCTACTGAACCAATGTCATTACCATAAGGTAAAAGTCTTGCACCTACTCCTGTAGTAAAACTGTTTTGTTTTGATGTTGCAGTTGCACCAGATGATGCACCTGTTAGAGTACTTCCTACTGTAAAAGTAGAAGTATCGGTTGTAGTTTGTAATTTAGCAATAACAAGTTTTTTTGCACCTATATCATGGTCAACTAATTTACCTGTTGTGCTTCCAGATGTAATTGTTTCTCCTATCGTAAAATTAGGTGTGGTTGTTTCTGAATAAAATACTTCACCACCCACAAATGCTTGTGGAAGTGAGGTATATCCAACACCACTTGTAGTTATTCTAATTCTTGAAATTGCACCAGTTGGGTTTGCACCAGATTGGTCATAAAGTAATTTGTTTTCTCCTGTTGATTGTAATCCATCTTCCAGAATTAAAGTTGTTTCTTCTGGTTCTGCAAATACTTCTATTATTGTTCCAGCCTGACCAACATAATTTGCATGGGAACTGTTTGCATAAGTTCCTGTAAAGACAATAGAGTTTCCATTAAGTCCTACATTTGCAGCTCCTCTTACTTCTTCAAATACTGAAAATGGAACATTACCACCCTGTGCAGTTATATTTTGTGTTACATCTGACCTTTTTACTCTAACTACAACTTTTTCTGGGTCGTAAACTAATAAATTATTATGCTTGTCTCGTCCAGAAAATGTAGTTTGGTTTGCAGTTGCAGTAAATTCAAATGAACCAAATGTTGTTCCAGACTCTAAAAGTATGTCTCCAGAAATAGATGTAACTACACCCTGTGCAAGTGTACCACCACTTCCTGTGTTATCAAAGACTACTATGTCTCCATCACTATATCCTGTTCCTCTTACATCTGGGTCTACTATAACCTTTTCTATTTTTCCATCTTCAACATTACCGATTAATGTTTTTGCAGATTGACCCACGCCTAATTCTGATTGTGGTAAATTAACTACAACATTTTCTGATTGTGAATACAATGCACCAGTAGATACTTCTTCTGATTTCATTGCACCACCAATTGCAGCTTCTGTTTGTGGTGTGTTAACTGTTTCTCTAACCATGATAGGTGTTTTACCATGGAGTTCGTTTGCAGTATTATCTGTTGATGTACCTTCTTCTAAAAGAATAAGATTGTTTGTTCCAACAACTAAGTTATCTGTTGCAGTTTCTAATTGGAATCCTTCGGTATCATCTGACTCTGCTGAGAAAAATCCTGTGTCTGTTCCAGACTCAAGTCTGATAAGAACACTACTGTCTGTTGTGTCCATATCACTTATAATACCTCTAACAGTTGCAAGATGATACTTACTTGGATTTTCTCTTGATTGTAATTCTACTGTGTCACCTATTGATAAACTTCCAATGTAGGGCTCCATAATTACCACTTGGTAAACATTGTCTCCTTCCCCACTCGTTGTTCTTGTAATTGTATCTGCTTGAATATCGGTGACTACCTGTTGTTCGATATTTCTTTTTATTATTTTTCCTTTTGCATATTCAAGTAGATTTTCTTCTGAATGTAAATTTAATACTGTTGATTCTGTCCATTTAGAATCAGATGATTTTATCATGTTATCTCTAGGATAACTAACTTCTATGTCTTCGTTATATAATACTCTGAATAAGAAATCATACGATGCCATGCTACCTTTTGAAAGATAGATATTATTGATGTGTTTTGCAAGTAATCTTTTATCTGCAATTATTTTTGAATCAATTGTAGGCATGAAGTCTCTTCGGAAATATTCCAAAAAGTCTCCTGTAGTTTTATCTACATCTGCATAATCTAATAAATTATTTGCAGCGAATAATGCACCACCTTCAAAAGAGTTAACTTTTGCAGTGTACCCACTATTCTGACCAACAATTGTTTCGTCTGGTAAAAATTGTGCTTCGGTAAATACTTCGATATAAAGTTTGTTATCTACAGTTGCAAGAACATCAATTCTTGCAGTTGCACCAGATGTAGAACCAACAACATATTCACCTATCTCCCAAAACCCTGTTTGTGTTTGACCTACAGTATTTTGTTCGAATAATAATTTTGCTTTGTCTATAGGTGATGGAGAAAAGGTTTTAGTCTCTTGTATGAGTGCCCCTTCTCCATCTTCTAATCCTATTGTTTCAAGGTCTGTGCCTTGTTCAAAGATAAGAATACCTTTCTCTAAGAAATCAAAGTAAGCAGTTAAAAACTTCTTAAATCCTTGGCCTTCCTCATTCATGTACTCTGGTAAGAGTTCATGTAATTGGTCGGTTATTCTATCATTGAGAATTGGCATTACTAATTATCCTTAAGCATTAACAGTATAGGAATTTCCACCTATAACAACCCAACCATATGTTGAACCTGTGTACAACATTACAACTGAATCACCAGCACTATCAAGTTCTACATTTGAACCACCAGTAAATGTGCCTTGTGGAGTAATTCTTGGAGAACTTCCACCATCACTTACTAGAACAAAATATTTGATTTGTCCTGTAGAACCATTTCCTAAAGCTAGGATATCTTGTCCACTTGAACTTGAAGTTAAGTAGTGTGCCCATTTACCAGCTGTTGCAGTTGCAGCGTTCGAACTGAATGATACAGCTTCTGCTGATTGAGCAAATCCAAGATAGTCTGGAAGGTTGTTTAAAACATTACTGACTGAAACCTTTTTGTTTACTGGAGTTCCAGATGGGTCGTCAATAACATGAAGCAAGTCTTCACCTGCTATACCAGTCCCTAAATCTGATAGGGCCGTTACTTTTTTATCTGCCATTTTAGTTTCCTCTCTAATTAAGCATTGTTAAAACCCACACCATGTGGGAATTCTACTTCATGCATACACATGAATCATAGTTTAGGAGTAACTAGACGAGGATGTATATCCCACCCCAGCACTCGTATCACCAGATGCAATGGTGTCTGTTGCACCAGTCACATCAATCAATGACGAGTTTATATCTAGAAGATTATTTCTAAATGCAACACTGTCATTTGAATTCGGTTTCACTGTAAAGTGAATTGTATCATCGGTATTAACTGTTGAAAGTATATTAATACCTGTTGTTGTAATTTTTCCATTTGAATAGTCTACTGTTCCTGCTTGATTATCTGCGTAGACTCTTGTTGAACCAGTAATTGAATATCGTCTTAAATTACCATCACCATCATCATCAAAGTAGAATGTATCTGTAAATCCAGATACTAAAAAACCACTGGTTTCTAATATACCACCACCAGCTTTGTTGTGACCACTATGAGGATTGTAAAAGGCATTACCACTACCAAAGTCGATAGTGTATCCTTTACTTTGATTGAAAGTAGGACTAATTGTTTTTCTAAGTTTGACAGTTGTGATATTCGAAAGAATCGAAGATTCTGCACTGTCTATGTCTGTCGCTAGAACTGAGTGCCTAAAGATACCATCAAACCCACTTAAATAAGTACTGTCATGTGTAATGATTGCAGCTCTTACAAGTGTTTCCAGTTCAGATACAGTTTTTGTTGTTGCTTTAGGATTGTACTTAAAACTAGTATTCACTAGAATGTCTATGACATCTGCATCAATCAATTCTGGTCTGACTGTCAACATATTTAGTGTTTTTAGTTTTTGTTTTAACAAAGTTTTCTCAGAACTAGTTAATTTGTTAACTGTCTGTGAAGGTTTAATTGCAATGAATATTTTTCCATATTGTGGTGGTTCATTATCCTCTCCACCCCAAACTGAAATTGAATCTGCGCCTGGATAAAGAGTTTGTAATTTAGATTTGTAATCATCTACTGTAACTAATCTATTTTGTGAAGTATAAAACTTAGAAGCTGCAAACTTAATTGAATCAATAGATTCTTTATCTTTACCACCACTTGAATTTGTTTTAGTTATTAAAGTTACATCTGTGTTACCACCAACTGAATCTGTCATGGTAAATAAAGATGAACCATCGGTATGATTTTCATTTGTTACTAGATATGAAATTGTAATTGTATCTCCATCTAAAGGTTCTGCACTAACAACACCATCACCAAAATATACTTCAAATAATCCTTGGTCATTTTCTTGCACATACCATACTGTGCTATTTGAGTTTACAGAACTTATATCAGTTGATTGTGACCATGCAGAAGATGAACCACCTGTTGATTGCACTGTAACTGTAATACTAGATGTATCTACGAGTTCTTCTGTAAGTGGAAATCTTTGATTTTGTATTTGACCATTGTATGCAAAGATATCAGAGTTCATAGTTCCTTGATATATTTCAAGATTCTCAAATTTAAATACACCATTCAGAGGTGTAATTGTTTGTGATTCTAATAATACATATGGATAATTAAATCCATCGTAAACTGTTTTAAATTTATGTCCTCTATTAAGAGTTAATGATGTAGGAGTCTCACCACCAATCAAAGGATTGTTAACTTGTAAATCTATGGTTGCTGATGAGGCAGTTGCACTTGTTGGTGTGTATCCTATTTCTTTTGCACGAGATACTACATTCTTTCTTATTTGTGCAGTATCTAAAAATAATTCAGATGCAACCATGTTTGCATTGAACGCTGAGACATGTGAACTATATGCAAGAAGGTCTATAAGTAAACTAATATTACTTCCTTCAAAATCATAGTCTTTAAGAGTCGATTGACCCTTTAAATAGTTTTTTAAATTTTTCGAAATATCATCGAAATCTAAATCGGTGATATTGACTTGTGAACTTTTTACTGTTGCCATTATCGTACTCTCTGTAATATTACTTCTACTTCTTGGGGTTCTATCACACCTCTAATTCCATAATGTAAATTTATAAACATATTATTAGACTTATCTTCGTTTAAATATATTTCGTCTATTTGCACCCTAGGTTCATAAGCTTCTATTGCTTCTGTTATTTGTTTTCTTATTTCAAATTTAGTGATATCATCTGCAAGTTCAAATAAAAGACCTCTTAAGTTTGCACCAAAGTTTGGTCTAAAAGGTCTTTCATAATTATTAGTTAACATGATATTTCTTAGTGACCTTTTAATTGCATCCTTATCATACTTAAGAGTTAAGTCTTTAGAAGAAGGATGTGGGGTCAGATTTAAATCAATATCTGTGTACCACCTTCTTGCAGTTATCTTGTTTTGATTCTTGAAATAATTATCACTCATACTATTATTTATGTCCCTTCTAGTACTAGATTAGAAACAGATATCTCTTTTGGAAAACCAACTTCTTCTAGGAACATACAAAGGTCAAATGGAATTGGAATTGGTATTGAAAATTTAATTTCTTCTAAAAAATCTAAAACTGTCTTCATCCAGTCTTCTAATAATTTTTGTGGGAAATCTCTCATGTATGCTTTAATCCTATCAATTATTTTTTGCACATCAAAATTAGGAAAGTCAATTAATTTATCTTCGTTTTCTAAATTAAGTAAATCACCTATTGTTATTTCTATAAGGGGTAATTTAGCTTCTAATAACATTTCTTTAAAATCTTTACCAGCATCTTTTGCAGCTTTTTTAAGTTCAAGTAAAAATCCATCAATATCAAAAGTTAATATCTCTATTATTATTGTAAGTGGTAAATCAAAATCAAATAATTCCCATGCTTCTTCAAACAACTCTATTAGTTTAAGAAACCCATAATAAATATTTTGAGTTATCATTTTTTTAACTTCGTCAATCATTTCTTTAAACATTTGAGTTGCAAGTAAAGCTGGATTGTCTATTCCATCTGTACCATCCCAATTTTCTAAAGATATTTGTGGTAACAATGCTTTAAATTCATCAAACTTTGTTGCAAACTCTGTTGCAAGAGAACCTTTATATGCTGGGTCATTTATTAATCTAAGTATATCAACTTGAACTCCAAAGATTGGGTCAGTTATAACTAAATCAATTGGGCCTAGTTTAGATATTGCTTCTGCAATTTTTATGGCTGGAAATAATTTAAATTCCTCAACCATACATTGAATTCTTTTTTCCCATTCTAATTCTGGGACATCAAAGTTTATTTTATCCCATGTATGAGATAAAGGAAATGCACCTAATATTTCTTCAATCGGTTCAAAGTATTGCCAACCATATTTGTTACCTATGGATATAATTACTTTTTCTAATTCTTCAGCAGTTGGAACAAATACTTTAGGACATGGAACTGAAACTGAGGTTGTCATTAATCATATGCAGTACCATTAATTGATACTTTTCCTTTTAATTTAATTGCACCACCTTTAGAAGTAATTGTGCAGTCTTTATCTACAGTGATAAACACATTACCACCATCTTCGGTAGTACCTTTCTGAGTAATTAAATTATAATCACCATTAGAGAGTTCTATATCTGCACTTCCACCAATTAATATTTTCTTATCTTTTAAAGTAATCTCATAAGAGTCGTTGACTATTTTCATAGTTTGAGAACCATCTGGTAATACTTCTAAACGAGTCCCAGACCTATGATACATGTGAATTCTTTCGGATGCTGGTGTGTCATCTAATTCTAGGACATGACCAGATTCAGATTCTATTACATGATTAAAAGGATAGGTCGGATTTACTACTGACTTACCTCTGGATAATTCTTTGACTGTATTACCTTTACTCCTTTCAATCATATTATTTGGATAATTACTTGCACCACCAGTCGTTGCAAGTTTATTTACATCGGAGCTAGAAGTTTTAGTATAAGACTCTTTTGGATATCTTACACCTTTATCTGGATTATTAATTTTAGTACCAGAACCATCTAACTTCTGGTCTAAACTATCTGGGATTCTTGGTGAAGTGTCTAGTGCTTGAGTTAGATTCCAGTTACGACCATTACCACTATTTTTTGCACCATCGATAGAGTCGATGTAATCTTTTCTAGTGTCTCTACGAGGGTCATTGAATCCATGTTCGGCACTACGAGATATTGGATTAGCACCATCACCCTGTGGTATTTTCCAGTCATTACTTGGTATACCAAACAACGAACCCATGACTACAAAGTCTTGCATATCATATTCATCTCGGAACATACCCATGACAGTTGTACCTTCAACCAAACCATGTGGAGACAAACCTAGACCAGACAAGGATGCTGTAGAGGTCGGCATAAGGACATCACACCAAGGTAAGTCTGGAGTTGCAATAAGAGACTTGTCATCGGTATGCAGTCCATAGATACGCACACGAACTCGACCAACTTGTAATGGGTCGTTTCGGTCTTCGACTACTCCTGTATAAAAGTTTGATTGTAATCCTGTAAATTTCGGCATCAGTTTAATCCTAATAGTTCTCTGTACATTCGGTCTTTAGGGTCGATTATTTTTATTTTAGGTTCATGTCGTAAAGGTAGAACCTCGTAGTTATCGTCTAGGTAAATGTAAGAACAAATAATTAGTTCATCACCTATGTTGGTAAGATGAGCTCCTGCACCATTGACTGAAACTTCATTCGAACCTCTGGGTAAAGGTAGGACATAAGTCGTATGTCGGTTACCATTGGTTTTATTATAGACATCAACCTGTTCATGGACTAGGAGTCCCACCTCATCCATCCAGTCTTCGTCTATTAAAATAGAACCTTCATAATCTAAATCTACATCAGTACAAACTGCACCATGTATTTTACTATTTAAAAAACATCGTGTCATTATTTAATCCTTGAATGTTTACCATTCCCTTTATTATTACCAGAATCATATTCTGTTAATGCTTTAAAATATTCTCTTTTTTTAATATTAAATTTATACCAAAAAATATTCATACCTCTAGGGTTTGAATGTTCCCCTATCATTAAAATAATACATGCAAGTAAAGGTATGAATATAAATTCCATATTAAAATATCCAAAATAATAAAAGAGTAAATAATACTCCTTTAGTAAAACAAATCCATGCTAATTCATAGTCACTAATACCAGTTAAATCAATAAAATCATACATCATTTCCTTATGTTTGTCTATTATTTTTTCTAACATATATTTCTCCTATGTTTATTATTATTATTTAGGAGTCCCAGATAAACTCTAGGAGTCCCATAACTTCCCAAGACATTTTAGGGCTGAGCAAAGGGCACAAAAAAATACCCTAGGAGTCCCAAACTACTGTCCCTTCGAGGCTTTCTAATATTGTGGTTCTGGCCCATGGTCTGCATGAGTATCCATAGACACTTGATATCCATCCGAGGTGACTGTGAGTTGTGTTTCGAGTCCATCTCCTGTCCCTCTCCAAGTAATACCTTCTACAAGCATCTTGCCATTGTGCGTTATCTCATCCTTCACTGTAGTAGTCGGAGTTGGTTGTTTAATATCGATATTAATCACCATACCAGATGAGATATTAGTTCTCCCAGATATCTGAATGTCCATACGATTACTCTCGAATAGTTTTTCTACTCTATCTCTGTTTAATTTATCACTCTCAGTCCCATATAATACACTATTTCCACTCGGATTTACCCCTTGACCCATGGAAAAAGGTGTATTATAATCAAAAGTGATAGACGCGCCTGGGTTTTCTATGATACTATCTCCCTTATGGGCAACAGCAGCGGTATCTAAGACACTTCCAACGCCCCCATCTGGTGGTATTCTGATAGATTCATTAGATAATCGGAAATTTGGCGCTTCACTTAAGGACTTTTTCTTGTAAGTAACTGCATTTCCACCTCTTTTTCCCTGTTTGAGAGAGAATTGTTGTGTAAATTGACTGTCAACAGTGGTCAAAGTCTTTGCAATAGGGTTATATACCTGTATAGCACCCCCATATAGGCCGTGAGAGTGATTATCTAAGACATTATGTGTGTTTCTCTTAATGTAGGAGAGTATGTCGTTCCCGCGTGCATCTACGAAGTCGTAATTAAAAGAGTCATCTCCATCTCCCATACGCGGAGCAAACTTCACATCTCCCTCTAAGTACTCTACTTTATACATAGACTCCACATTGTGAAACTTAAAGCCATTTAATGCTGTCTGATAGAAGTAATAAGAGTCGCCCCAAGGTTTATCTGTGTCGTCTGAGGTGTGGTCTCTCAGCCACTCTAAGGTTTTATACACTGACCAATTAGGTACTAGGACTGAGGTTTCATCTCCCTCGGACTGAAAGACACTAAAGAAGTTACCGAGTTCCTTCCCCCCTGGCGTATGCACTTTAGCATTGCTTTTATTCCCCTTAAATAATAATTTATCCACACATATTTTATTTAATATATCTCCAGTCTTGCCTCTATACATCTGAGATATTCTCTGAGTTTTTGCTAAATATTCCAAAGGAGAACAAAATTCTAGATTATATAATGTATTTGTAGGGTTATCTATGTCTCTGTAATGGACTGAAACATTAAATATTCGGAATACTTGGTCAATTTGTTGGTTTGCTGGGACTATTTCTTCATTTCCCTGTATACCACCGATATGAATACGAATATATTCTTGACCAGTAAATCCGATACGATTAAATAAATTTGCAGAGTCCGCTAGTGTAATAGAACCTGTAAGAAACATCTGATAAATACTTTCAGATATCTCAAAGTCTACCATTAAATTACTTACTTCATAGGAATTACCTTCATTATTACTAATAGTAATACTCTCAATCCTATAAGAATTAGGTTGATTTCTTCCGACTGTAATAGGCATCTCTGATTATTCTCTTATCATACTCTTGAATTCTCTGAGTAATTGTGGTACAAAGTCTGTTTTAATATACCTTATATTCCTCTTAGAATCATTTAGAGTTTGTTCATATTCACTATTGGTGACCATAGTAGTGGTCTCTGAGGTTGTTTTGTTACCATCTGAGTTGATGTAATGGTGTGGACTATCTGAAAAATTTCTGACCGAACTAAGAGTAAAACTCTTGGACGACTGGGAGCCTGTGACAGTTTCGTTTACTTGGAATACACCTTGGACATCATTAAGAATCAATTGTTTATTAGTAGGGTCTATCTTAGTGACATATCCAAATGCCGAACTGGTAGAACCTACTACCTTTTCTCCCTGTAAAAATTTTGAATCCGAACTGGATACTATATCCGACTG